GGCCGATCCTACTTTGCGCGAGGCGCTGGATATGGTAAGAGGGAAAGCAATTGGGGTATTCAAACACCCCATATCGTCGCAAGACGAGATTATGGAAGCGCACCGGATGGTCCGGGCGTTAGATGCTCTGGAGACGCAGCTTGTATCGTTCGTAGTGGACGGCAAGATTTCCGAGCATCGGAATAGGGAGCAGCACCGTGGATAACACGACTGCAACGGGCAGCATCGAAGATGTTGCGGACAATCTGATCTTTGATCAGGAACCTGCCGAGCAGGACGAAGTGATGGAAGCCGACGATCAAGACGATCAGGCGGAAGTTGCGGAAGCCGAGGAAGCAGACGAAACGGTGGACGAGGCAGACGAAGCCGATGACACCAACGAGGATGACGACGCAGAGGACGCCGAGGAGACCGACGAGGAGCCTGCGCAATCGCTTTATGCCGTAAAGGTAAATGGCGAAGAAAAGCAGGTGACCCTAGACGAGTTACGCCGAGGCTATTCGGGTCAGGAATACATCCAGCAACAGATGCGTCAAGTTGCCGAAGGCCGTAAGCAGGTCGAAGCAATTTACAATCAGTTGCAGCAGGAAGCACAGCAAGTTGCTACGCTTCGCCAACGACTGGAAACTAACGGCATTCCCGCCCAGCCCAAGCCACCCGGACGCGATCTTTTTGAGAGAGATCCGATTGGATACATGGAAGCCAAGCTGAAATACGACGACGATGTCGCAGCATGGCAGGGTCAAGTCGGGGAGTTTGAGGCGGTAAGTAATCGCCAACGACAAATGCAAGAGCAAGCGCAGGCCTATACACTCCAGCAGGAGATGGCCAAGCTGACGCAAGTATTGCCGGAGATTGCAGATCCCGAAAAGGGTCCGCAGGTTCGCAAGGCGATGATTGACGTTGGTGTCCAATACGGCTTCGCGCCGGATGAGATTGCGCAGGTAGTTGACAGTCGTCAGGTTCGGGTTCTGCACGACGCCATGAAATACCGTCAGATGATGGCGGCAAAGGATGGCATCAAGCAGAAGGTTGACCGCGCGCGCCCTATGGTAAAACCGGGCGTCAAGCAGCCAACCAGTTCGGGCAAGGTGAAGCAACGCAAGGTCGCTGAAGGCCGAATGCGATCCACGGGTAGCGTCGATGACGTTGCTAAGTTTCTCTTGTCTTAATATAGGAGCCTCGAAATGGCTGTGAATGCAAACACCAACAAGACCTACGATGTCAAAACCATCCGTGAGGACTTGCAAGATGCGATGATCTCGATCTCGCCAACCGAAACCCCGTTCCAGAGCGCCATTGGCCGCAAGACTGCAACGAACACTTACTTTGAGTGGTCGGAAGTCGATCTGGCAGCACCAGCCGCAAACCGCGTGCTGGAAGGTGAAGCAGCACCCGGCAACGATGCGCCGACCAACGCTGTGCGCCTTGCCAACTACACCCAGATCTCTGACAAGGTTGTCGAAGTTTCCGACACTAACCAGAAGGTCAACGGTGTGGCCGATGCGCAGACTGTTGCCAAGCAGATCGCCTACAAGCTGAAAGAGCTTAAGCGCGATATGGAAGTGATGCTGCTGTCCAACGTAGCCGCCGTTCCCGGCGATGCGACGACAGCCCGCGTCACTGGTGGCCTGCCAGCATTCCTGCGCACCAACGTTGACCGTGGCGTCGGTGGTGCAAACCCAACGCTGTCTGGCACAACTGCTGGCTATCCCAACGCGGCTGCAACTGACGGCACACCCCGCGCCCTGACCGAAGCCATGCTGAAAAGCGTGATCGCTCAGTGCTGGGACAACGGCGCAGAGCCATCCATCGTTCTGTGTGGTTCGGCTGTGAAGCAGAAGATCTCTGCAACTTTCACCGGTTCGGCAACCAAGTTTAAGAACGTCGATGACATGAAGGTCGTCGCCGCTGTTGACCTTTACGTTTCCGACTTCGGCGAATTGCAGATCGTTCCAACACGTTTCTTGGAAACACGCACCGTGGCTGGCCGCGATGTGTTTGTTCTTGATCCAAACTACGCACGGGTTGCATACTTGCAGACCGTCACGCAGAAGCCACTGGCCCGCACAGGCCACGCCGAGCGTCGTTTGATCTCGACCGAGTATGGGCTTCAGGTTGATTCCCAGAAGGCACATGGTTTGATCGCGGATATCAATGGCTCTCTCTAAGCCATTCTTACGAAACAACTAATGATTGGGGCGGCATGGGCTGCCCCTTTCTTTTGCGGCTAGCCCCAGTAAAGCCAAGTTCTTTCTCTAACAAAATGCGTTGATCGAGTGCGCTTTGTATCGTGGGAAACGTGCCGCGATACTTGCCAGAAATATAGAGTCGTATTTTACCATTGTTGCTGATGAAGACGCCAGCGTGTCCGCTCTTGTTATCTGCCCTAAGCCCCGCATTGCGCTGATTGATGCCTTGGTCAACCAACCTAAGATTTGCTATGCGGTTGTCGTCTCTTAGGCCATTCAAATGATCAATCTGACCCACAGGTTCTTGGCCAAAAGCTAATTTCCAAATCACTCTGTGGGCCTTGCATGCCATGCTGGCAAGGTGACCGACCTTGTATCCATGAGGGTCAACATGCCCCAGCGCTTCTTTGCCGGCGTATCGCGTGTTCCATGTGTTGCAGATGCGCAGGTCATTGCCTTTAAACATTTCACGCGGGCGCGGCTTCCAGAACAGCAGCCCAGTTTCTGGGTTGTAATCCAGCAGTTGACGCAATGTTTCTACAGGTGGTAAGTCTTTGGCCATCGGAGCCTCCTTGGTTCGGTTTCGATCACGGCTCCGGCAGTTGGTCCTGCGCGGAGCCATTTCATTATAGCGGCATCCGGTAAAAATCCAAGGTGCTTTACCGGCAGCCATAAATCGTGTAACTTTCGGGCAACGGCTACAGCTAACCCCTGAGGAAAATTACATGCCCAAAATCCGTATCACAACAGATCGCAAGCCGTGGCTAAACGGTAGCCCGCTTGAAGTTGGCACCGAAGTTGATGCAACCGACGCAGATGCGCGCACGCTGATTGATCTTGGCTTTGCCAAGGAAATCAAGGTTGCACGCAAGGGCAAGGGCAACGCCGATGTATGATGTCCGCGAAAAGATGATCGAAGAAGACGGCAAGCTGCACATCACCCGCTCGCAAGATGTCAAATACCTGATTGACGAGAACAAGGCGCTGGCCGACATTGCGCCGTCTATGCACGGTGACGCCAAGTTTCGCCTTGCTGGTCGCATCCCGTTCGTCATTGCCGAGCAGTGGTCAGCCGAGTGCGGTGCGGGTATTGGGACGAAAGAGTTTGCCCTTTATTGCAAAAAGAAAATGATGGATGGCGATTTCGCAGCGTTCCGGGTCAAGGGGTTCTGACATGGCTGATGAACCAAACACGCCAGACCATCGCTGGTATGAGCGCCGCAATAACATTTCACTGCCGAAAGAAGATTTCAGCCGCGATGTAATCTTTGACAGCGGCATCCAAAAGATTGATGCGTGGATTGCATTGCAGCCTTGGGGGACGCCATGAACGAAGCACTGCCATTCATTGACGCAGCAATGAAGTATCTAATCGTCCCAGCGGTTATTTGGGTTTGGATTCTGCACAAGCAACAAGGCATCCATTCAACGGATATTGCGGTTTTGCGCGCAGAGGCTAGCGCACGCGACCAAGCCCGGCGCGAAGAACGCGAGGCGACTGCCGCCCAGCTTGAACAGATCATAGGCATGTTGCAGACGCTCAACGGGCGCATTGACACAATGATGTCGGGAAACAGCAAATGAGGCGCACATTCGCACACTATAGCAAGGTTCCGCCCGCCGAATGGCCTTGGCATCATTTCAGCCCGCGCGAGATCGCTTGCAAAGGCACCGGCAAGCTGACAATAGACACCGAGGCAATGGACATGCTGCAACGCCTTCGCAGCAATCTTGGCAAACCGCTGATCCTGACATCGGCATATCGCAGCCCAGAGCATAACCGCAAGGTTGGTGGGGCTAAGGCATCTAAGCACATGGAAGGCATCGCGTTTGATGTCCGCATGGACAACCACGATCCGCACACGTTCGAAGCTGCGGCCCGCGCGGTCGGCTTTACAGGTTTCGGCTATTATCCCAAGTCAGGGTTCATGCACATTGACACGGCAGAGCCGCGTAGCTGGGGGACGCCTTGGCCGCTATCGCCTACATCGTGGCCCACAGAGCCGCCCCGACAGCCTGAGAAGCTATCAGAGGACAAGGACGCCCAAGCAGCCGCTGGTGCCGGTGTAGCGGGCGCTGTGGCCGTTGCCGCTGACTATCTGCCGGTGTTGGGTCAGTTGGCCCCCACGGCGCAGCTTGTAGCCGTTGTCGTGGCAGCTGCGTTCATTGGCTACATGCTTTGGCGTCGGACGCGTTGAATGTTTCTGCGCATAAAACTTTGGCTTGCCGCGGCTGGTGCGCTTTTGATCGCTTTCGCCGCAACATACTGGCGCGGAAGGTCCAGCGTGGCCGCAGCCGCAAAACGTAGGGAACTGGAAAGCTATGTTGGAACCCGTGAACGCATGGACAAAGCGGATGTGCCTGACAGCCCTGACGCTGTTCGTGACTGGCTGCGCGACCGTGCAAAGCAACGCGATCTGTGACGGATCGTCTGCCGCCAGAGACGCCCACACAACGGCGCTTATCGCTGATGGTGGGGATTTATCGGTGGTGACTGGTGCGCGCCTGTTGGCCATGCTGGACGCGGCCTGCACCGAAAGGGGCTAGAAATGCCAACACCACCTATTGACCCAGCCCTGTTGCAGGAGGCGATTGACCTTTGGCGTGAGCATGGTAAATCCGTTCGAAAAGCCGCTGACGCTTCTGGGCTAAATTATTACACCTACGCATCGCGGCTGGAGAAAGCAAAGAAGCTAGGGATGCATCTAGACCCAGCGGTTCGTGACAGCATGAGCGCGGTCAACACGGGAATGGTTCCTGCGCTGGTTTGGGCCAAGACCAAATCCCAAGACGGCACAAGCTATTCAACGCTGTTGAAGCCAGAGCAAGACACGCCAGACAGCATCGCAGACCGCCTGCGGACGGCGCTGGAGGGCATGGAACCTGCATTGCCAATATCGGCACCAGAACAGACGCTTGCCAACCTGCTGACCGTGTATCCTTTGGCTGACGTTCATGCTGGGATGAGAGCGTGGGGCAAAGAAACGGGCGAAGATTACGACACCGACATTGCAACCAATCGGGTGCGCGAATGGGTGGGCCGGGCTGTTGAGGCATCGCCAGCATCTGAAACGGCTGTCATCCTTGGGCTGGGCGATCTGCTTCACGCCGACGATCAGCAAAACATGACGCCCCGATCCAAGCATGTTCTTGATGTGGATACTCGGCATTTCAAGACGCTGGACGTGACAATACAGGCGCTGGCCTATGGCATCGAATATGCTGCCCAGAAGCACGCGCGGGTCATTGTCCGCATTCTGCCCGGAAACCATGATATAACGGCTTACATGGCGATCATGTTTGCCCTGCATGAGCGTTACCGCGAAAACCCGCGCATTGAAGTCCAGAAAATACCGGGTGAGTTTTTCGTGATGCGGCACGGTAATTGCCTTGTCGCTGCGCACCACGGTCACGGGGCCAAGCCAGAGCGCATGGTTATGTTCTTGGCGGATGAACACGCAGAGGATTGGGGCAAGACCCGTCATCGGTTTCTGTTCACCGGGCATCTGCATCATTTAAAGATGGCCGACATTGGCGGCGTGCAATGGATGCAGCTTAGGGCTATCACGGCAAAGGACGCCTATGCGGCAGGAAATGCTTATTCCGCGCGGGCATCTTTGGAAGCAATTACATTCGACGCCGATCAGGGCGAGATACAAAGGGTCAGGGTTTCAGCATGAAAGAACGCAGCCGGATCTTGACCGAGGCTGACGCGCTGGTGAACGGCGACCGCCAGGCAGACTACGGGACACCGCAGGCAAACTTCGCCCGCATTGCGCAGATATGGTCAATCGTTCTGGGGCATCCTGTTCGCCCCGATCAGGTTGCGCTGTGTATGGCTGGCCTAAAGCTGGCCCGGCTGGCTAATGGTCCGCACCGGGACAGTTTTGTTGATGGCTGCGGATACTTTGCGCTGGCCGCAGAGTTGTCGTCTGACAACCTATCTAAGCATCTCAGCGACTAGGGGCAGGAACCCGTGATCGGGGCCGTTGCGTTCTACCCAAGCCCGTTTGTTGTTGTGTATCGCCATCAAACCATCTTGATGGCAGAGTTTGCATAGTGGAATGGTATCAAAGTCGCTGGCCCTGCTGGTGCCGTATCGGTCACAGATTACATGATGCACATCTGACGGGCCGGGCAAATGACGCATGGAAGCTGCTTGACGCGGGCCATGTGAGCCCGCGCCTTTGCTGTGCCGCGTTCCGGCTTTGGTTGTTTTAACCCAAGAGGACCGCGACCGGTGAGGTTCAAAGCCAACGCTCCCATTTATGGCAGGCCGTGTTCACCTGCTTTGCCAGATCGTAAAGGTCAGTCACGCGCGCCTTGCTCTTTTTGGCGCGGTGGATGCCGGCTGCGATGCGATCCTTTTCTTCATATAGCGCAGATAGCTTGTTACGGGCAATCGGGGCCATGATAGGCTTGAGCATCCAGCGCATCACAGCATTCCTAGGGCTTGGCGATACAATTCTTCGATTGCATCTTCTTCGGCCAAAACATCGGCACGCTTTTTGCGCAGAGACACGATCTTGCGGATAGTCTTTACGCAGTATCCGCTGCCCTTGGCTTCAACATAAATTTCCGCGCGGGCTTCGGTTTCGTCAGAAATCCGCGCGTTTTGGTGTTCGATGCGTTCAACGATTGCGCGCAATTCATCGGCGGTGACGTTCTGTGTGGTGTTTGTCATGTCATGCTCTCTTTGGTTAAGTTTCATTTGTAGGTTTTCTTCGGTGGTGTCTTTGGAAGC